TGAACCTGGCAAGAGTTTTGTCCGGGTCATCCAGTCGATCGGCCGCGGAATACGAAAAGCTGAAGATAAAGATCATGTCCAAATCTGGGACGTCACAAGCACCTGTAAATTTGCCAAAAGACATTTGACCAAACGCAAACAGTTCTATAAAGAAGCAAATTATCCATTTACCCAAGAAAAATTAGAGTGGAAATAGTTGACAAAATCAAATATGATGTTACAATAATACTATGAGAATATTAACCCTGGACAACGAACCATACGATTTAGATCATCTTCCCGAAGAAATAGATGACATGCGATTTAGTATTTTGGATAATTCTAATCCGCAAGACCCGGACTATCATTATATTCCATTAATCTTTTTAGAAAGTTTTAATGCTCCTGCTTTAATATTAAAAATTGGAGAATATAAAGTTCGTATGCCAGTGGATTGGCAACTATTAATTGGCGAACCAGACTTTGGCGACTTGGAAGTTATTCCATTGTCGGCATTGAACGACCGAGGATTTAAAGCATTTCAGTTTAATCCAATCACAAGTTTTAGGCCAAGTTTTCTCGATGTAGAAATTTTAGATGTGTATCAGGATGTAGCATGGTATGCTCCTAAACTTAAAAATGGTCAGATGCTATGCGTTCCATTAGGTGATGGCAAAGAACCTGATTGTGTATATTTTGTCAAAGATATTAGTCGTACTTGTGAAGTAGTAGATTATAATAAGGCATTTTAATTCGTGGATAAGTTGAGCATTGGTAATGAGATGACGCAATTTGATCGTAAGAATCGTGATTTTTACGACAGTTTAACTGACGAGGAGCGTAAAAAGTTTTCCACATTCTTAATGATTAGATATGGTAGTAGTGTAAGTGGCGGCAGAGATTTACAAGAATTTTATCTTATTTCTACAAACGAACGACTTAACAAAAATTTCTTTCCCTTACATAAACACCCTAAACTGCAATGGTTAATGGCAACTTCAGTGAGTCCTGGAATGGGTACATTTCGACATAATTGGATAGCTAGTAAGAAGAAAGAACCGGGGGCAGGAAGCCTTAAAAAACAAATTGCTGAACTATACCCACACTTAAAAGATGACGAAATAGATCTAATGGCAAAAATTAACACTAAAAAAGATATAGACGCATACATGAAAAAATTAGGACAGGAGAGTAAAAAATGATTTGGCCTTTTAGTAAATCAAATAAAAATGAAAAAACAACAAATTTCAAGATTCAAGTTGTTGACACAAGTGGGAATCGATGGAATTATAAACCAGTAAAACATATTACAGCACTCGAAGTAGCAAAATTATTGCCATTGTTTAGCAGTTTTGGTAAAGCTGATGTGGATTACATGCAGTATATCAAACAAGAAAACTTAGAACGACATTTTATCAAAGACGAATGAGTTATACTTGCCAGTATTGTAAGAAAAATTTTATCAAAGAAAATTCTTTGACAGTGCATTCTTGTGAACCCAGACGGCGTCGACAAGAAAAAGACGAAGCAGGCGTTAGGTTGGGATTTAATTCATATATTAAATTTTACGAGCTAACTCAAGGATCTGCCAAGTTAAAAACATATGATGATTTTTGTGAAAGCCCTTATTATAAAGCCTTTGTAAAATTTGGTCGATATTGTGTAAACACAAAGGTTATCAATCCAGCTCGCTTTACTGAATGGGTTTTAAAACAAAATAAAAAATTAGACTATTGGTGTAGTGATAAACTATATGAAGAATATTTACTATTTTATCTTAAAGTAGAGCGTATGGAAGATGCATTAGCTCGAGGTATAGAACACGCATTAACCTGGGCCGAAGAAAAAGAAGCGCAGTCCCAAGATTATTTAAGATATGGAAATCATAATATAATAACAAGTGCTATAGTCAACGGCCGTATTAGTTCGTGGATACTATATAACTGTGAATCAGGACAAAGATTTTTATCTGAAATGGGCACTGAACATCAAGCTATGGTATGGCCATATATAGATCCAGACGTATGGCAAAAGAAGTTAAAAGATGATCCAGCTAATCGGATTGAAGCACAAGAATTATTACAGAAAGCAGGTTGGTAGTGTCAGCAGATATTGACATTGATTTAGCAGACCGAGAACAAGTTTTAAAACTTATTCAAGCTATACCAGCTCGACAATTACATCAGAAACAGATCCGTAAACACGGTTCTGGTGTGTATGTAACGGACATTCCGTATGATCCGATAAATCAGTGTGCAGCTATAACTTACGAGCAAGCAGAAAAGCGCGGATACTTTAAGATTGACTTGTTAAATATGTCAGTTTATCAATTGATTAAAAGTCCAGAGCATTATGAAACACTATTAAAGAAAGAGCCACCGTGGCATAGGTTGTGGCAGGATCGGGCCTGGGCACAGCAAATAGTGCACATTGGAACATATAAAACTTTACTAGCAAACATGCGCCCAGATAACATACCAAGAATGGCGGCATTTATTGCGATTATTAGACCAGGCAAAGCTCATTTACAAAACCAACCGTGGGAAGAAGTTTTCAAAACGGTGTGGGACGGGGACGACAGCAAGGGATTTATTTTTAAACATTCACATTCAATAAGCTATGCGGCCTTGGTAGCCCTACATATGAACTTAATGGATGAAATTAGTCCATCCGACGTACAAGAGTAATACTCTTACGCTTAGATTTTTTCCGGCCCATCTCGGCTAAACTACAAACTGGTCCATGAAGGATTTCAAGATCCTTGTTGATAAATGTACGCAAATAACCCCTGAATGGGTCCCAATCCTGTTTTAAAAAGATATTAATTGGGATAGATCTATTACTTTCCCACCACCAAACATTGGCTAGTTCTAGAAATAATTTTTTTATTTCTAAATCAGTTATACTACCAAAGTCGTAGATAGTGGTAATAGCGTCATCGCGATTTTGTATAATTCCCACATATTCTTGGGAGGCATAGACACACAGCGTTATAAACGGGTATTTGTCGGTTAATTTTGTGAAGATTTCTGTACTCATCTATTAATAGTTATCATTTCGAATATTTATGGTTTAAAAACATCTCGTCAAATATCGGTAAATATTGTGTATGTATTCAACCACCGCTTACCTTTACCAACAACGAACACAGGTACTCCTGATAGATTCAAGCGGGCAATTCTTCACAGCAAGGTACGACCCAGTGTACGCTAAACGACTAACCCTTAATCTAGGAGTAGATAATGTACTCCTATTCTCTTTTGTTAACCAGGACGAAAAACCTGTTAATGTAAACGGTAGTACTTTTACATTCCGTATTACAAATACAGCAGGCACGGTATTGTTATTACAAGCGCCCATGACAATTCTTAATGCGGCAACTGGACAAGTTAAAGTTTCTATCCCTGCAGAAGATACTTTAGAATTAATTGCTCAGCCAGCAAATTATTCTATCAGCGTACAAAGCGGTGTATTAAATCAAGCAGTATTTACTAATGCCCAATCTGGAGCCCGTGCTCCAATTGATTTAGTAAATTCAGTATTTCCACAATTTGTGCCAAGTATTCCACTTACAATTCCTACCACAAGCCTAAGCTCACAAACAAGTTTTGACGGGGCAGGCTACGAGCAATATCCAGGTTGGGCCGGCAACTGGTATTACGGCGGCAATGGTAGTTGGTATAATAACAATTATCAAAATACAGAATTTTATTCAAGTTTTATTGAGCCAAGAAATTATATCACAACAATCCAAATGGATTTGATCGGATACACCGGAACAATTAAGGCTCAGTTTGCTCAAAATTATCAAAGTATTTGGTACAACATTACCGAATCAACAACCTACTACAACGAAACAAGAACAATTTATATGAATGTAGCTGGTTGGCATCCGTTGTTAAGATTATGTTTTAATAATAGTCTTTTTTCAACTCCGAATCCTCCCGGTGTGCCTGCGTCTGCTTATGCGGTATGTAACGATGGAGTGCTTACTGATATTGTTATACAAAATGGCGGATACGGTTATTTGGCTCCGCCACAAGTTGACATTGTGGGTAACGGTTCTGGCGCTAGAGTTACTTCTAATATTGATGTCAACGGAATTGTTACTGGGTTTAATATCATTAGTGGCGGATCTGGTTATTGGCCAATCCCGTCAGGTGGCATTAATCCAGCGGCTACTCCGGTTCCGCCAGCCCAGCAAGGTGCTTTTCCAATTATCTCAACTGGCTATATTACCAATATACTCTACCGTTAATTGTTGATTTTACTGTTTAAATCTGCTATAATCATAGCATGATTGATGTGATTTCTTTTCTTCCTAGTAAACGAAAACATACTAGCTCTGGCTGGATATCTTTCAACGCACCATGTTGCGTTCACAGAGGTGATAATCAAGACAAACGACAGCGCGGTGGACTTAAAACTAATACAGAACACGGTTGGAGTTATCATTGTTTTAATTGTGGCTATACTGCTAGTTTTGTTTTAGGTCGTAGTTTATCATTCAAAGCTCGTAGCTTATTAGAATGGCTAGGTGTAGACCAACAAAGCATCGAGCAAATTAATATCGAAAGTTTAAGACATCGAACTATGAATGGTTTGATAGGAAATCAAAAAACTCGAATTAAAGCAGTTGAATTTGAAGAGCGAGACTTGCCGGCAGATTTGGAACTTATAGATATTGACAATCCTGAACATTTCCCGTATATTGAATACTTGGAAGGTAGATCAATTGATTGTTTAGGCTATCCGTATATGATAAGTCCAAATGCCGAAGGGAGATCAAATAAACGCATTGTGATACCATTTACACACAACGGTGTGATAGTGGGAAATACTTCTAGATTTATTGACGGTAGGCAGCCTAAATTTATTTCAGATACACAACAGGGATATGTATTTGGAGTTGATCTACAAAAAGATAATTGGGAACATTTAATTGTGGTAGAAGGAGTATTTGACGCACTTGCTATTAATGGTATAGCGGTATTACATAATGATATCAACGATACACAAGTTCAAGTAATTAAACGATTAGGTAAAAATATTACTGTGGTTCCAGATCAGGATCAAGCTGGATTGGCGCTAGTAAATAAAGCAATAGAATTAAAATGGGGTGTTAGTATACCCGAATGGCCGGCGGGCATTAAAGATGTAAACGATGCTGTAATTCGTATGGGTAAGGT